GGTATGCGGGGCAGGAAACGAATACATAAGTTAATCGTTAAAAATTCCACTCTATTTCAATATCCTCGCCATGAATATAGATTCTTCGAATCAACTTCTGCACAATTGCCTGCCGAGTTGAAAAGTCCGTAGTATTCAAATCGATGATATATTGTTTTAATTGTTCGGCAGTAATTGTTGATTTTGCCTGTTTATCCTGCAAAATCTTTTGTTGTATCAAAGCTTCCTTCTCGCTGTTAAGCTTATCTATCTGCTTGTCCAACAAAGCTTTGTCAATGTTGCCGTCTATATATAGAGTGAGCAGCCTTTCTATTTTCTCATCCACTTTTTTGATTTGCTTCGTGTAATCAACCTTTGGAGCTTCTTTAGCTTCTAAACGTTTATCTACAACAAGATTATTTAGCTCATCGATAATCAACTTCTCTAGTTTTTGACGGTTCCAGATCTTATTCATGCATTTTTCATCATACTCAGAAGGAAACCTTCTAGCCCTACAAGTGTAATAGTAATATTTCTTTCCCTTATCGTTAGATATATAACTTACATACATTTCTCCACATTTACCACAGACAAGCAAGCCAGACAACAAACTTTGTTTGGCTTTTCCTGCATTGCGCCCTTTGTGCCGAGATAGCAGCACTTGAACACGGTCGAATTGTTCTTTTGAGATAATCGGGTCATGCCTGCCTTTGTATATTTCGCCAGCAAACGTGATGTAACCACAATAAAGAGGATTGCTGAGAATATCGCGATATCTGCGGAAGCGCCATACCGGTTGGCCCATTTCTTTGAGTCGTTTCTGTACTTTTGTGATCGAATGATATTGCTCGTATAAGTCAAATACCAACCGGATGTGTTCGGCCTCATCCTCTTTTATGATCAGCTCACCATTTTCACGTTTATAACCGGCTGGATCATAATTTCCACCCATTCCTCGATAACCTTCTTGCGCTCGTTTTATATGTCCGAATCTCAAGCGTTCAATAATTGTTTCGCGTTCGAGCTGAGCGAAAACAGATAAGATACCGACCATCGCCTTACCAAAAGGGGTGGAAGTATCAATCGTTTCTGTGATCGACACGAATTCAACGTTGTTTTTTAGAAAGTAGTCCTCGATAAGTGTTAATGTGTCGCGTTGTGATCGGGAAAGCCTGTCCAATTTGTAAACGAGCACAACATCGATTTTATCTAAATCGTCAAGCATACGTTGCAAATCCGGTCTTTCGAGAGTTGCACCACTATACCCGGCGTCAACGTATTCATCGTAAACCGTCCACCCTCTCGATTCACAATAGGAGCGTGCACGTTCAAGTTGCACCTCGATACTATAGTTCTCCACCTGTTCATGAGTAGATACTCTTGCGTAGATTGCGGCTTTCAATGTTGTTCCCTCCTTAACCAAAAGGGCGAGCCGTCGCCCGCCCGTCTAAATTTCTAGCGCTAGAAATTTAGTATCACTTTCTTGAGCTTGCCTATAATTCTGATATTTTTCATATCTTCCGGTCTGACGACGATAGGCTTGTAAGATGGATTCTCACTTTGTAGAATGATGGTACCGTCGGTTTTATATACCCTTTTCAAAACAATTTCGTCATCAATCAGCACAGCGGCGATTTCTCCATTTTCCACATCATTTTGGCGACGAATAAGGAGTAAATCGCCGTCCATGATTCGAGCCCCGATCATGGAGTCGCCTTTGGCTTCAAGCAAGAAATATTCTCCACCATTCAACCAGCTGCCTGGTACTTCTTCATATCCTTGAATATCTTCGTAGGCAATGACACCATTCCCACAACTAATCGCCCCGACGATAGGGAGTTTCGCAAACCTCTTAATAGGAATTGTCTTTTCTTCCAGCTTGTCCTCCTCGAAGAAATATGAGATAGGGACGTCGAAATATTGGGCCATTAACCCGACCTTGTCCATAAGAGGTTTATTTCTTCCCGACTCCCAAGCTGATACTGCCGTTGGCTTAACACCAAGTATTTTAGCTAAATCTTCTTGAGTCATCTTTTTTTCTTTTCTCAATTTTTTTATTCTCTTCCCTATGTGCAATTTTCTTCACCTCCTTTCAAACAATAATATAAATTATAAGTATAGTTATATTCAAGATTTGTAAAAAAAAATATACCAAAAGTGAAATTTTTTGTTGACAACTATACTTGAAGTGTAGTAGGATTGAATCAGAAGGAGGTGGGAGGATTGGATATTAAATTCACGTTAGAACAAGCAAGAAAACATCGCGGTTTAACGCAAGATCAGATCGCTAAAATGCTTGGCATGACAAAGCGTACTTATGTTGATTATGAGCAATACAAGCGTGCTTTTCGAATTGATAAAGCGTTTTTATTCGCTGAAATTGTTGACATTCCAATTGATAATATAATTTTTTTTAACCCAGAACTACACTTGAAGTGTAGTAAGAGAAGTGAAACAGCTTGACTGTTCCCTGAATTTGGGCGTTGTCCGAACCAGAAATGGATGAGGACGCGAACGACCCAAGAATCCCACGGCTTTGGCCGTGTGGAGTGTCAACAAAAATACATTTCGTGAAGGGGGAATCGTAATGATCGTTGTCACCAAGATGAAACTTGGCGATTACGACGTTCCGGTGCCGGTCGGTCTATCGGAGTTGCTGAAAGACGCATGGGTGCTCAAAGATCGGCCGGAGGCAAATACAAGTGCAGGCGAGTATACGCGGAGAATCGAGATGAGAAACGGCCGCCTGTATACAATCCTGACCAAAAAGGAGGTGACCAACCGTGCAAAAACTCCCCAGCGCGTATGATTTCGATACGTTGGAAGCCGCGATTGCGTTCTACACGCGAGTGGTGGCGGAGGTGATGAAGAACCGCGATCGGAGCATGCATGACGAACTCATGCGGTTCAAACGGGAACTGCATGAGCGCATCGACCGGGAATATGATCCGGCTGCCCTGTGAGGGCATTCCTTTTTGGTGAGAAAGTGGACGAGGGGTGAAATAGTGAACAGACAAAAGAATGGATACAGAAATCTGTTGGTGCTAGGACGAAATCTAAAGGCTGGCGCCAAATACGAACCGGAAGAGATTATAGCGGCAATCAGTTTGATCGAAGAGCAATTGTTGTGGACGCCTGTGGAAGACTTCTTCCGTCTATTTCCGCCGATTAAGCGATACGCCGATGACGGGACGTGGGATTATAAAAGCACTTTGAAAATGATTGAGGAAGATTTAGGCGAGCGCTTCGGCAAGGGGGATTTTCTGAACCTGCTTATGATGGGGTGTTATGAGAACCCGTTTGTTAACAGAGTTGGGATAGCGTTCATGAAGGCCACGTCGGAGTTGTACCGCAAGAAAACGGGAAAGTCGCTTTTAGAAGAAGCGATGAAACATCTTTTCCTTCGGTGAATGGAGGGGTTTTATTGAGCAACGAACTAGCCTTATCCAATGATTTGACTGTCATTACAGCCGAAATCAACAGCTATAAAAACATGGCTGGACAAGCTATTTTCGAGATCGGTCGGCGATTAAAGCATGTGAGAGAAAACGATTTGACGCACGGGCAGTGGGCGAAGTGGTGCGAAGAACAATGTGGTATCAGTCGACAAACAGCTAATCGAATGATCCAGGCGTTTGAACAATTAGGGAATGGTACGCATGCGTACCGTTTACCGATGAACAAGATATTCGATATTATATCGCTTCCACCCAACATTGACCGTCAGGAGTTCATTGAAAAACCGCACGTCATACCGTCCACCGGTGAAATAAAAACAGTCGATGAAATGACCATTCGTGAACTTCGAGAAGTGAAAAGAGCCTTAAAACAAGCAGAAGAAGAAAAACGATGCCTCGCCCGCCAACTCGAACAAGAACGCAACAAACCGCCGCAAGTCATCGAGAAAGTCGTGGAAAAGGTGGTAGACCGAACGGATTACAGCAAGATCGAACAGCTTGAAAAGGACATTGAGAAGCTCAAAGCAGAACGGGAAGAACTAGAAAAGAAGGCGGCAAAAAGCGCGGAGTATGAAAGCAAATTGCGCGAATTGCGACGGGAGTTAAACGAAAAAACCGACGAGCTTCTTGCATTAACACAAGCCCAACTAAAACTAAAGAACAGGCGCATGATTTATGAGAATGTGGCCTACCTATCACGCGACATAGGGAAATGGATGAACAAGATCCGCCTAGACATCGAAAACAGAAAAGGCATCGAGGGCGATGTTGAGGTAAGCAGAACGATTCAGGCCTGCATTAAGTTGTTGGAAGATACCATTCGAGAGCTGGCTGCAATGATTAGCATCAAAACCTATTCGAACGGAGGGACATTCGATGCGGAATATACCGTCGTTATTGAATCCGAGTGAGTACATCACCTACCAACTGGAAAGGGAAAAAGAACGGGAAATTAGTATTGCGTTCGAGGTTCATTTGGCGCGCCAATGTTCACGACTTCGCTACAGAGACTTAATGGATTCCGCGCCGGCTGGTTTAGCATCCAAAGACAGCTTAATCCGTTGGTTGGATGACTACAAAAAGAAAAATGGCGGAGTGCGTCCGGGTGTGATTACTTGGTACAAACATGACCATCGCGATCACTTTGAAAACGGGGTATGGCGCTCGATGTTTTTTGCGGCATTTGTAAAATACGCGGCTGACAAACTAACAGACAAAGACTTTGTCCATGATCGGAAAATAGCCGGTTTGTACAAAATTTCTTTCTTAAATCCGGTTTGGTTCCAGTGCGCTTCGTCTGTCATGGGACTGAAATTGATTGAAGATTTGTACAAGCATAACGCCTTGAATAGTGACTTCGCAAGAGCGACCATCGAGTTTAATTTGAGGAAACGGGAGGAACTAGACAAGATGATTTCCGGTTTTTCTGCCGCAGCCAAGCAACAGAATATAGATTTCTATTATTTGAACCAATTGAAAGCGGAGATCGAGGCATCGTTCCGGCGCGATTACGAAAAGACCATTCAGAAATACGAGAACCATCAAGACATCTATTTCTACGCTAAATACAAGCGTGACATAGAAAAATCGCTGGCAGAAATACCAGCGCACATCAAACTCACCATGATCGAAGGGGAGGTGATGTCCCAATGAACCAACCAAACTATCAAACCCGGCAGGACACCCTGCATGTCCTGCCCGGCGATATGAAACTAGCAACTCAATTGCTCGATTGTTGTGACTACGCCACCTTCCGCGCTCGTACGGCGATGTACTCGAATGACCTCGCGGAAGCGGAACGCTGGGCGAAAGAGTTCCTCCGTTGCAAACGCGACTTGGACAAGATCATCGAGCGGAAGCAAGAGCATGACAAGCTCGTCCGGCTCATCGAGGAAATGCAACGGAATGGTATTGATGTCTCTATTGTAGCACGAGGCATCAAGTAAGACAACCGGAACATGTTGGCAGGCTTTAACGCCTGTCAGTGGGCGCGGGAGTTTTCTTATTGGCAAACGTTGTCCTGTCCTCCTGCGTCAATTGACCGGCATTAGAAAGGGGGTGAGGCCGTGACAAAAATTGAGAAACGCGCCATCATCGTTGAGATCGGGAAATGTCTCGATCGGTGTGTCGGGTGTCCCTATCGACGCGAGGAAGTCCATCCGGCTTGCCAATCGTGCCAGGTATACAAGATGATGAGGAGCCTGGCTGAAAGGTTAGAGCCGGCACAAATCCCGACAGCTCCGATCATATCAGAACGAGACGGGAAAGAATTCATCCAGCGGAAGTGGACGGAAGAAGAAGAGAATTTCCTGCGAGAATATGCACACCTTGGGACGATGAAGTTGGCTGAGTTGCTGGGGAGACCTTACTGCTCGGTCAAAGGGAAAATAGCCTACATGCGGAGAAAGGGGGTGCTTTTGGGTGGTCGAAAACGGAATGACCGTCAACGTCAAGTTTGAAGAACCGCGCACAATCGGTGAATGCGCGGGGTGCTACGGGGAGATCGTCGAGGGAGAGAGCATCATCGAGTTCCCGGACGGGTTGATGATTCATTATGACCGATACTGCGCGATGGCGTTTTGCCTAGAAAACGGCGAGAGGAAAACCGTATGGAAATGAAAATGCCCCGCTGGGCCGCAGGGCAAAACAACAAACTCGATTTATTCCTAGTATACCACGTTCGAAAGGGGAAGGGAACTTGAAGCTCTACGAACTGACCGAAAATTACGCCAAGCTGTTGGAAATGGCGGAGGAATTCGATTCTGACACATTGGTGGATACGTTGGAATCATTGCAAGATGCCATTGAGGACAAGGCGGAAAATATCGCCAAATTCATTAAAAACCTCGAAGCTGATGCAAAGATCATCAAAGAAGAGGAACAGCGGCTTGCGGAACGTCGTCGCGCGATTGAAACAAAAGTGGACAAGCTCAAAACGTATCTTCAAGAACAGCTCGAAATCGCTGGATTACAGAAGGTGAAGCGTCCGACGATCACCGTTTCAATCCAGAACAATCCTCCAAGTGTCGAGGTTGTAGATGAAACAGCTATTCCATCGGACTTCTTGATTCCACAACCGGCCAAGATCGATAAAAAATCCATTCTCGAACGGTTGAAAAATGGTGAAGAGGTGCCGGGAGTAGTTCTTAAACAAACGAAAGGAGTTCGGATAAGATGAGTGAGCTAGCCACAAAACAACAAACCAATTCCCTTTCGATCATCGAGAGCGTTGATATAAACGCTGTTCAATCTACGCTTGCGAAAATCAATCAGTTCCAAGTTGTTGTTCAAAATACGTTGAGAGCAAACCATGACTACGGTGTGATTCCTGGCACTCAAAAGCCAACGCTATTAAAGCCTGGCGCAGAAAAAATTCAAATGTTGCTTGGAGTCACTAGTGAGTACGAGGTCATTGAACGTGTGCAGGATTATGAAAAAGGGTTCTTTGCCTTTACAGTTCGCTGTATCGTCTACAAAAACGGCATGAAAATCACCGAAGGTGTTGGGCATTGCAACACAAAAGAAAAGAAATATATCAATCAAGATCCGTACACACTGGCAAATACTTGCCTAAAAATGGCCAAAAAGCGCGCTCAAATTGACGCAACATTGACGCTTGCCAGCCTTTCTGAAATCTTCACACAAGATATCGAGGATATGCAGGAATTCGTACAGACAGAACAAGTCGAAACAATGACAGCACAGGACGCGGCACAAATCAAATTGACGTTCGGTAAATACAAGGGCAAGACATTGAAGGAAATTTATAAGACACAGCCGGACTATCTCGAATGGCTGCTTAAACAAGACCGCACGGATCCAGTCATCAAGAAGGGTATTGAATTGATGTTCGAAGCTGTAAAACAACAAGCGCAACAAAAACAAGTACAACAGCAGCAACCAGAGCAACAAACAGCACAACCAGAACCACAGCCAGATAATATCGACCCATTCGACGGTGAAGTAATTGAGATTAGTGACGATGACTTGCCTTTCGGTATGTAAGGTGAATCATTATGGAATACCGCATTGCAATCCCACATTGCTACAAATGGATGGCTGCCGGCAACAAGAAGCTCTACATCGAGTATATCAAAGGCTACATCAAAAGCAGCCATCCCGGCTTAAAGCCGGTGAGGGTTGAGGGGCGATATGTGATTTGCGTTAAAAAGGAGTGACAACAATGAGTATTTTCCGTGTTGAAAAGAAAGACAATTATGTGGTTCTCGATAAAGGTTTTTTAAATGATAAACGTCTCTCCTGGCAAGCAAAAGGGCTGTTGGCTTACATGCTCTCGTTGCCAAATGATTGGGTTTTTAACATCAACGATCTGAAAAACAGAAGCAGAAATGGTCGCGATGCCACAAAGAACATTATCAAGGAGCTGCAGGAGTTTGGGTACATCATTAAAGAGCAGACAAGAGAAAAAGGGAAATTCTCTAACAATCGATACATCGTTCTTGAACATCCAGCTTTACCGTTGACTGAAAATCCGTTAACGGAAAATCCGTCAACGGAAAGTCCGTTAACGGAAAACCCGTCACTACTAAATAATAAAGAACTAAATAATGACTTACTAAGTAATAAAGAAAACTTAGATGTAGTAGTAGTAAATTCTCACCATTTCTACGAACAAAACTTCGGTCCTATGAGTCCTTTTATCGCTGAGTGCATCACAAAATGGGTAGAGGATACCAGCGATGAGATCGTTATCGAAGCAATGAAGCGAGCCCTTAAACAACAGAAAAAATGGAACTATGCCGAGGGGATCCTGCAAGGCTGGGTGCAGAACAACTTACGCACGATCGAAGATATCGAAGCCTACGAACGGGAGTTTCATAGAAAGCGAGAAGGAGTGAACAATCGTGAGGTTCACAAACATCGCCGAGGTGTTAGCCGATCTGCAAAAGAAGGCAAGTCATATGAACAAATCCTCCGAGAAGCCGAAGCAGCACGACGAGCTTGGGGATGGAAGGGGTGACTACGAGTGCCCCCAATGCAAAGACACGGAATTCATTTTCTATCGAGACGAGCAAGGCTATGAATTCGCAAAACCGTGCGAGTGTCGGGAACGGAAAGCATGGAAACGTCGGTTCAAGCAGGCGCTAATTCCAGACGAGTTTGTTCATGCAAACTTTGAAAATTTTAAGCGAGTGAATGAATATCAGCAGTCCATGTACCAAATGACTATAGATTATTTAGGCGAGTTTTCTGTGATTAAGCAAGAGGACGGCACTACCAAGAAAATTTTGTCTGACAAAAACCTTGGCTTGATCGCAGTTGTTGGGGAGCAGCGATTACGAGAGCTTCCGGCTGGCAAACGGGCTGAAATGAAACAAATGCACAACAATTTTGGGGTAGGGAAGACGCATTTGCAAATTGCGCTAGCCAAACGGCTGATCAAAGACGGATTCAATGTGTTGGTGGTTTCCGATGTCACATTCATGGACGAGCTGATTCAAGCCAAGATGATGAACGATGAAGGCGAGACGTTGAACCAACTGCTATACGGAGCAATCAACGCGGATGTGCTGGTGTGGGATGACATCGGCAAGGCGAAATGGTCGGAAGCGAAAGAAGCTCTGTACTATCAGATCATTAACGAACGCTACAGAAAACAAAAGCCAATCGTGTTCAACAGCAATGAGGATCGAGGGACATTGAGTGAAAAGATCGGATATGCTGCGGCAAGCCGATTGCTCGGACAATGCGGTTCATACCTCTTGGAAGTTGAAGGTGAAGATTTCCGGCTGAAAGGAGCATGAAACATGTGTGTGAAATGCGACGGAACGGGGCGGCTATACACAAGAGTGATGAACGGGGCATGGCTGGTGGCCTCGTGTGACTGCGAGGACGCAGCGAGGGCGCGAAGGGACGAGGAGGACAAGCTGCGAGAGTGGCGCAAACGACTGGCGGAAGCTTGTGAGCGATTGGGGATCACACAGGATATTGCTTGGGAGGAAGGTGATCGCGTTGGGCATCCTCTATGAAAAAGTTCAAATCACGAGGGAATTGAAACGCCAAATGATGATTCGTCAGCTGCTCGATCGTGGAATCCGTGAATACGAAGGGCGGTCAGTATATGACTTGGACTATTATACGCTGCGTTGGTTGCTGGCCACTCGAAAACTAGAACGCTAGGAAACCGCGTATTTTGCCCCGTACAGCCGCCGGACATCATGGGGGATAGGAAAGTATCAGCATACATAAAACGGCGGCGTACGAGGGAGATAAACCGGTTTAATTGAGGTGATGGGGATGAATCTACAAAAACTATTCGAGATGCAACGCGAACTGGATGCGCGAATTGAGCAGGAACACCTGCGGCAAGAAGGCGAGGACAGGTTGGGAAAGAAAATTCTTGCCTTGCTCGTTGAAATCAGCGAATTGGCAAACGAGACACGCTGTTTCAAATTTTGGAGCAACAAGGGCCCGTCGTCGCGAGAAACAATCTTGGAAGAAGCCGCAGACGTGCTGCATTTCCTTCTGTCTATTGGTAACGACATTGGCGCAAATGAGGATGACATAATTATTATCCCTAAAAAAGCCATTCTGTTACACAGACAGTTTATGACGTTGTACGAGTATGCAAGATCGGCGCATGTGAAAACGATGTGGGAAGCATCACTAGATGCATTCGCTGGACTGATAGAAATGCTCGGTTTCACACAGCACGAGCTTGAAGCGGCATATATGAAAAAACATGCCGAGAACTACGCGCGTCAAGAAAGGGGGTACTGAGAATGAAGGAACAACTGATCGAGTACCTCACCCGGCGCATCATCACATACAGCCGGATGATCGAGACGGCAAAAAATGAAACAGACCGGGAAAAATGTGTGATTGCGCAAAAGGTACTGAAAAGCGTACTGGATGACGTGAGGGACGGGAAACTATGAGCGGGCGGAAATCGAAACGAAAAGGCTATGCCGGGGAACGGGAGATTGTGTCCCTTATCCCCGGCAGTAAACGGGTACCGTTAAGCGGTAGTGTCGGCGGAGAGCATAGCAACGATGTGATATTGCCAAATGGATGGCGGGCGGAAGTGAAGCGAAGAAAAAGTGGCATGAAACAGCTATACGATTGGCTGAATCAATCCAGCCCCGACGTGGTGGCGTTTCGGGCGGATAGGCAGGAATGGATTATATCTATGAAGCTGGAAAAATTCATTGAACTGATTGGAAAGAAGGAGTGATATATGAACCAGCTGACGATTTTCGATTTTGTTGAGGATGAGCAGATAGCTGATAGCGTCATATTGAACAGGATACAGAGCGCTTTTCCAGGCTGGGAAGCGATCGGATACACCAAGACATTCGATTGGGGCTGGAGTGAAGACTATGCCGCGATCATCCGGCGTGGCGATGAGTATATGTGGGTGCATGCGGAGTTATACAAGGATGGGCGAGTGCGGGCTGGATATACACAACGGAAGGATTTCGAGCCGCATTGGTTTGAGAGGTATGAACAAAAGAAACGACATTGGGTATGGCGATCGCTCGATGATCGCAACCGAGTTTTTGAGATTGCGAGACAAAAAGGAGTGTGACCGGATGACCAAAACCGAGAAACTGGCCGCTCTATACAAGCAGGCGAGCAGGCTGAATGACGAGCTTCCGGCCGAGCTCATCAAAAAGATGGAGATCCAAGGGCGCATCTTGGAACTGATTGGCGGCTTGTGGGCAGAAGCGACAAAGGACTGGAAGCTGGCCGAGGCGAAGCGTCGGGAAACGATTGCGACTATCTATTCCCTCGACCCGGAGGGAACGGTCAAGGATCGTGAAATGAAAGCGGAAATGGCAGCAGCAGAGTGGCGGAGGAAGGAAGCAGAGTATGAAGCGGAAGCGTTGCGGTGGAAAGCGGCATATGTAGCAACACAAGAGACGATACAGATCTTGAAGAAAAAGTATGAACACATGAAAGAGGTGGCAAAAGGTGGAGTCTAAAGCGGAGTATTGGATGGGAGAATTGAATAAAAATCAAATCTTGCGGAATGTGCAAAACCTGTTGACAGAACAGACGAGGAAGGGCATCGAGAAGTACGGCACGACGGTCAATCCAGCCGACTATGACTTCGTCGGTTGGCTGACACACCTCCAGCAAGAGATGGTTGATGCAATCGTCTATTGCGAGACGCTGAAATTCAAGTACGCGCATCTTGTGGCGTTAGAGAAGACAAAGGAGTGAACAGGATGGAAGTGAAGCTCATCGCCCACACACAATTAAGCGAAGATTTTTTATATGAACTGTCAAAGCGGAGTTATGAAGTGTTCTTTGACTTGACTGAAGACAAGATTACGGATGGACAAGCCGTCGCATTGACGGCGATCCGAACGTGTTACAGTCATAACAAGCCTTCGGAAATCATTTTAAAAGAGGCGAACAAATATTTCTATCGTGACGCAACAGACGGTCAAGGCGGAACAGAAGCAGATCGGTTAATCCGCCATATTGTATCGAGCAAGCATTTATCGACGCTTGAACACCTCACATTTACGTTTGCAATCGAAGGTGTATCGCGCGCATTATTGGCGCAGTTGACGCGTCACCGGGTTGGGTTCTCGTTCAGCGTGCAGAGTCAGCGCTATTGCCGCTTCGGGAGCGATGACAAAAGCGGAGGGTTCAGATATGTTGTTCCGCCGTCTGTTGAGCAGAACGATCATGCGCGCAGGGAATACGAGCTTGCGATGATCGAGATACAGAACCTATACGATGAGTTGCGGTTTTTAGGTGTGCCGCCGGAGGACGCACGGTTCGTTTTGCCGCAGTCCGCCACTTGCAACCTTGTGTTGACCGCAAACCTACGAGCCCTGCTCGATTTCTACAGCAAGCGCCGGAAAGGACGGGGAGCACAGTGGGAGATTGCGGAATTGACCGAACGGTTGTGTGAAACGGTGGTGGCAGTAGAGCCGTGGACAGACCCGTTTTTCGAACAGGCATAGGGAGGGGAACAGATGAAACTACACAAAGACATCGTTCGATATGTCGAGCACAACCTGTATTACTACCACGAGTACCTCAAGGAGATACAACGCCTGCAAAAAGACATCCTATACGGCGTCAAGATGACGCAGGACGAAAATATCGGCGGCGGGAGAAGCAATCTCCCGTCCAGCCCGACAGAAAAACGAGCGATCGAGCTGACGACGCATAGAAGGCTTGAGACGCTTGAACGGGTGACGCAGGCGATCAAAACGGTGTATGAAGCGTTGCCGGAAGAAAAGAGGAAACTGATACACCTGAAATATTGGGAAAAGCCGACAAAGTACACATGGAACGGGATCGCAGAAATGCTGCACGTAGACCGTGTGACATGCTTCCGTTGGCGGAATGAGATCGTCGCCGCGATTGCCGAGTTGTTGGGATGGAGATAACAGGGCATATATTTATCAGCGCCTCGTTCGTTCGACGTGGAAAATTTCGCGAGGATGAAGCGCGAAAAAGCGCTGGTACATGGTTGGTTACGCGTGCAGGGATGGAGCGCGTGACCGGGAAGACGATGGAACAGTGAGAAAAACGCCCGGAGGTTGCAACTTTTTTGCAACTTTTGGGCTATGTTTTTATGATAATATGATATTGACAAAAAACATATCCTCTCCACAGTACGCATGGGAGCGCCCCGCCTGCCAAGAGCCCATCCCCCGCGGCGGGCAGGGGTATTTGTTCTCTGCCTTGTCGGGTCGGAAATATCCGAGCCACCCATACGTCTATTAGTTCCGATGGGGTAAGCAAGGCAGGGAGTTACTCCTGCGGTGGCGGAACAGTAGACGCTAAAATCTGAGAGTCAGGCTGTGAGTCAGTTCGATTCCGACATAGAGCTGGTGCTAGGGTCTGAACACTTGCAAGGTGCAAATCCTTGCCCGCAGGATACAATAACGTCACCCTGTCTTGTCGGATCGGGGCGGCCTTTCACGCCGTTAAATAGCCCGGTCGCCGGCCTGCGTTCATACGTGGGTTGGTTAAGCAAGATGGGGTGGCGTTCTATTATGCCCAAAAGAGGTGTTCTAATGAAATCATGTTCTAAATAATAATCGAGGTGACAGGCATGGAACGATACGATGAGGAAGAAGAAAAAGCGAAAGAAGCATATGAGAAGCATAAGTGCAAAACGTGCGTATGGGCTAAATGGCAGCAAAAACAAATCGTTGTATGCCTGTTTCCTCGGTGTGTACGATATGAAGGATGGAGGTAGGTGCGAATGTAATGGCGAAACCAAAGTACGATGAGTGGTTAACTGAGGAAGGTTTGATGCTGATTGAAGGATGGGCGAGGGATGGCTTAACAGATGAGCAAATTTCCCAAAATATGGGTATTAATCCTTCTACACTTTATGACTGGAAGAAAAAGCATCCCAAGATTTCCGAGGCCCTAAAAAGAGGGAAAGAAGTAGTTGACCGTCAAGTGGAAAACGCCTTGCTGAAACGAGCGTTAGGTTATGAATACGATGAAATCACATACGAGAATGGAAAAGAAGTCAAGAGAGTACGGAAACAAGTAAAGCCGGACACTACCGCACAAATCTTTTGGCTAAAGAACCGCAAACCGCATGAATGGCGAGATAAGCCAGAGAATGACCAATTGAAGCGAATTGTTGAATTATTATCGAGACTCAACTTAAGCCAGGAGGAGATCGACGAGCTACTTAAGGAGATGAACAACGATGAATGAGTTGTTACGCGCTTACCGTACAGGCGGAAAGCTGGAGCGTAAACTCATTCAGATGATGCTTAAGAAACAGCAGCAGAAAAGCGATACACTTGACGTTAGCAACGCCTACGAATGGATTGTCAAAAACAAATTCGTCAACGAGAACGGCATCCCAATGGAATTTGAGGACCGTTCTTTTTTAATTGACCCGCTGTGTGATGAAGCACCGATACTAGCGGTGATTAAGTGTTCGCAGATCGGATTCAGTACCATTTCGATATTCAAAAGCATGTTCCACAACATCAAATACGGCCACAACATCATTTACACGCTACCGACGGATTCAGACGCGAATGAATTTGCCAAAGCGAAAACTAACCTGATTATCGCGAATAATCCGTCGATCAAAGCAAGTATGATAGATGATTCGCTTCACACGAAGTCATTCCGGACGCTCGATGGCAAAAACGTCGGCTTTTGGTTTATGAAAGGTACTTATGGCCAATCGGCAGCGATCATGCAAACAGCGGATATTCTGATTAAAGACGAATTTGACCGCTCCAACCAATCGGTACTGAACCAATACAAGTCGCGTATTAAAGCGTCAAGTTACAAACGTGAATGGGAGTTCTCGAACCCGTCTTTCCCGCTGTTTGGTGTCGATGCGACATGGGAAATGAGTGACCAAAAACATTTCTTCTACAAATGCCCAAAATGCGGTCATTGGTCGTATATCACCTACGAGCAAGAATCGTTTGACCGCGGAAACACCCATCACGTTTGTAAAGAGCGGAAAGAGTATGTGTGCGGCGCGTGTAATGAGGTGTTAGACCGACGAGCCGCTAAAAAGCAATGGGTGAAGAAATGGAACGATGAAACGGACATTAGCGGTTATTGGATTAGCCAAATGATGGCACCGTGGATTAGTGCCGCTGAATTGATTCGAGATGAAAAGCTGATGCTACCGGATGTATTTGCGAACTTCGACCTTGGCAGACCATATTCCAGCAATAGCGCTTCACTTGACCCATCCAACATCATCAAAAACATTCAATACGACGAAAACGGATATGTAAAGCGGAATCCGGGCAAAGTGCGAGTAATGGGCATTGACCAAGGCGGCACGATTGACAATCCGAAATTCTATTGCGTGAAGGGAACGGAGGAAGGGATTGACGACGTTATCCTTCTTCATGGCGAGGAACAGCTTCACAACTACATTAAGATGAACAACGTCAATATTATCACGATTGACAATGCGCCGTATCCAGAGATTGCGATTCGTTTACAAAATGCGTTTATCGGGCGTGTGTACCGCTGTGTGTTCGATTACAAGGATGAAAGGAAAAACGTGTATGAGGTTGATTACAAAACTCGTATTATTAACGTTCATCGAACTCGTATTTTTGACCGTGTTGTTGATGGTTATATCACAGGTGAGCGAAAAGTATATATTGATGGGCTTAATCCTCTCCTTAGTTCTATGTCTAATGGTAGCGAATCCTTATGCAAGCATTGGACGGCGCAACGTAAAGTAGGCGGCAATGGTGAGCGGCCGGAGGATAGAGAGCGCAACAAACACATTAAACTCGACAAACAAGGGAATGTGCGCCCAATATGGGTGAATGAAGGGCCTGACCATTTCAGTCTTGCGGATGTGTATTGCCAAGTGTCACAACTCATTGCCAAGCGGCAGATGGAGGGAATAAAGGTAGGTGAGTAGCATGGATGAAAAGAAAGTTCGCGAACGATTTACCCAAGACCTAGAGACAGCAAGGAAATTTATGGAGCCGCTCCATCAAAAAATGGACAAATACTACGAGATGTACCGCAACCGATGGGGCGACGAAGATGTAAACTTCCGCATTTCTGACCTGTACGCTTACGTGGAAACGGTTGTGCCTATCTTAACGAACAACCGCACGCGAGCGAGCGTGAAAGCGGAGTATCCCGATTATGTGAAACACGCAGAGGGAATGACCTACATTCTCGATTATGTATTTGACACGAATAATTGGGATTACAAAGCGCAGCGGATTGCGAGAATGGCGGAGATTTACCGTTCCGCTTTAGTTTATACCGGATATGACCCGAAAGCGAATAACGGAACAGGGAAGCTGACAATTGTAGAAATCAATCCACGTTGGTGTTATCTCGACCCAGCCGCTACCGAGCTAGAAGATAGCTCGTTTTTTATTTACGCGGAACCAATGCGCGTGAGTAAGGTTAAGCAAATGTATCCCGAAAAGGCAAAAGAGATCGGGAAAAACAAAGATGATACGTTCATCACAAGAGAAAACAAAGCGGGGCAATGGTTTAAACAATGGTTTAAGCAGATTGCTGCCGCTTTTTCGTTTGGCAATGACACCATGACCCGATACGGTGAAATGCTGACACCGGAACTAGACGAGCAAGAAAAGCGGAAAAATGCGGTGGCCTTCATTCACTATTGGTATCGGGATGATGAGGACAAATGGCGTGTCGCTTACTTTGCTGATGATGTGTTCCTAGAAGATATGCCGAACCCATTTTGGCATGAGCGGCTGCCGTTTGATATTTACAGCCCGACAGAGGATATTTTGAGCGCGTTAGGTATCCCGATGGCCGAACACATCGAGCGGCTGAATTGGGAGAAAAACGTCTTGCTCGATACGATCACCAAACATGCGAAAAAGACGGTGAATCCGCCGAGATTGTACAACATTTCATATTTAGGCAACATCAATCCAAGCACGATCAAAGGTGAGGATGACAACCTTATCCCTGTGCCGAATCCGGACTTTGCGCCGCTCAACTCGTTAGTCGCTGACTTACTGCCACCACCGCTACCGGCGTTTGTAGACGCATTGCCTGACCGTTATCATTCGATTGCGGACATTATCACAGGGGTAAACGATAGCTTTCGTGGATTAAGTGAAGCGACATCGGGTAAAGAAGTGCAATTAAAGCAGGAAGCGGCATACACGAGAATCAAAACAAAGGTAGATAACTTCGAGAAGTTTGTCAAAAGCATGGCGGAGAAAATCATCATCAACGCTATGCAATTTTTGAACACAACGACAACTTTCCGTGTGAAAGGTGATTACCGCCGCTTCCAAGACATGATTAATGGTGACGATACACCGTTCCAAGTCGAGCCGATTCCGATTGGTAAGAATGAACAAGGCGAAATGGAATACGACAAGCGAGAGTTCTTCTTATACGCCAATCCGAATGAATGGACGCGGTTAGACGGCGAGCCGGACGGAGAAGGAAAAGAACAAGCACAGAAAGCGTATCGCATTTTACAGTTTACTGTCGAGATCGAAGCCGGTTCCTCACTTCCTACAAGCCGCATGGCAAGACGGGAGGAAGCGCTCGAACTTTACAATGCTGGAGCAATTGACCAACAAGCCTTACTCGAAGCCTTTGACTATCCGAATTACGAGGAAATCCTCAAACGGATGCAAGAAGCGGCTGCCGCTCAACAACAAGCGCAGGCGGAAGCGGAAATGGCGAAACAGCAACAACAAATGCAAATGGAGCAAATGAAAATGGAACAACAATTAGCCATGAAACAAATGGAACATGAATCAAAAATGCAGCAGGCACAAGTGAAGCAATCCAAAGGCCAACCGGAACAACCGCAGGAACAAGCGGCTCCGGACTTGGCAAGCGCAATTGACCGATTGAAAGAGATAGTGCCGGAGTTACAGAACATGAGTGATGATGAGATCGTTCAGTTATTAGCGAATATGAACCGACAGGGGTAGGGTGAGACTCTCTACCCCTAACTATTTTCATCGAAAACATCGAACAACCCGATAAGGGATTCGATAGGAGGTTTATTTATGCCATTTAAACTTGACTTGCAATTCTTTGCAGAAGAAACGCCAGCGGCTCCCGAAAGCGATAATTCATGGGAGTCTTTTTTATCGGAGCAACTTTCTAACGCAGAAGTCGTTGACGAGCAACCGGAAACGGACTCCGAGACCGAAGCGGAAGAAAGTGCCGAGGTAACTGCCGAAGAAGGCGAAGAAACCGCCGAACAAGCGGAAGAAGAACAGCAAGAAGAAACAGACGAGGAACAACAAGAAAATGAGGAACAAGACGAAAAGCCAGCGCTGGATGATGACACATTGATCGACATGGGCGAAGGCCGTCAGCCGCTTACATTGAAAGAGCTGAAAAATGGTTATCTTCGCCAATCTGACTACACGAAGAAAACTCAAAAATTAGCGGAAGAACGCAAGGCATTTGAAGCCGAAAAACAACAATACGAGCCGGTGAAGCAATGGCTCGATTTTATCCAAGCAAATCCGTATTTGTTCCAGCAAATCAATCAAGCCATTGAACAATGGCAAAACACAGGCGTTTTACCGCTGGATGAAGTGATTAACACCGAAGCGGGCCCGTATATCAACCATCTCATGCGTGAAAACGCACGATTGCAGCAAGAACTCGACCAACTGAAAGGCGAGTATCAAAGCACGAAGTTTAATTCCGAATTTAGCGCGCTTATTCTTGAACTTAAAGGGGAATATGGGGATTTAATCACTCCGGAGTATGAAGAAGAACTTCGCAAACAAGCGGAGGAATACGGCTATCCTGCGGATGTAATGAAGAAGATTGCGAAAGCGGATTTAGCCGAAAAGAAACTCGCACAAGTCCAAAAAGAAAGCAAAAAGGCGGAAGCCAAAGCCAAACAAAAATTACGAGAACAAAAACTACCGCCGCAACCGAAGCAAGTCGCTCAAAAGCCAGCGCCGCAAGAAATTGATCTAAACGCAAGCTGGGAGGACTTGGCGAAGTTGTTGGCGAGAAAATAAGGAGGAATAACGTATGTCACTAAACTTTGATAAATTCCTAGCGTCTTGGTTACCACTCATTCCAAAGAAAATGTACGACAACATCAGCAAATCATCTCCAACGATGTACATGCTGATGAGAAAGAAAAAGACATGGGATGAAGGTGGTGACACGATTCGTCCACACATCAAATACAAACACACTTCCACTCGCGGTTCTTACAGCAAGTACGATAAGCTAAACATCAACCCAGACGACACAAGAACGGCTGCTGAATTCCGTATGAAACAATTGTATGCAACGATTCGTTTCAACGGGTATGAAGAAGCCGCTGACAAAGGGGAATTGGCTGTACACAAACTTGTTGCCGCTGCTTTAGAAGATGCGGAAGCGTCGATCAAAGACCTGTTCGCGCAACAAGTATTCGGTGACGGTACCGGAAACAACGGTAAAGACTTAACCGGTTTAAAAGCGTATGTAGACGACGGAACAGCGGTTGCCGTGTATGGCGGTATTGACCGCGCTACGAACGCTTGGTGGAAAGCAAACGTCAAAAGATCCGCGAACGGCCAAGTGTTGGATATTAAACACATGCGTGAAGTGTTCACGAAATGTGCTCGTGGCGGAATGGAAAACAAACCGGACTTCATTGTTACTGACTTGAACACATGGCTCAAATATGCGGAGTTAGTCGATGGCAAAACTACGATTCAACAGCCGCTTGGCAAAGTCGCGCAAGAATTTGCGAACTTGGGCTTTGCTCAATTGTCATTCATGGGTATTCCGGTCGTGTATGACGAATATTGCCCGGCTGATACGATGTATTTCATCAACTCCAACACATTCCAGCTTTACGGCAAGCCTGGGCGTATGTTCCAACCATCTGAAATCGTTAAAGTTCCTGACGAAGACAGCAAGGTTGGACAAATCTTCTTTGCTGGCGAGTTTGTCGGAACAGAACCTCGCGCAAACGGTCGCTTAGACTTGACAGTTTCATAATTAAACCTTGAACAACCTTCGAGGAATCAAGGCACTTCATCTTTCTAGGTGGAGTGCCTTTATTTTTGTTTAGGAGGGATTTTATGAAACCAGACACACTCGTTCGATTAGTGAACAAAGGAAAGAAAGACTTTGTAAGCATGTGGGATAGCAAAGAGTTTGTCATTCCAAAAGGCAAATACAAAGAAGTGGTCTATGGATTAGCGGAACATTTCATGCAGCAATCCTCTGACTTGGTGATTGAGGAAATTCCTATCGAGCCTGTGAAACCGCGCAAAGTGGTCAATCCGCTAGAGGAAAAGAACCGCGGAAAGGCTTTTGCGGAATTGGAGTGATGTAAATGGGTGTTTCAACCGTACAGCAACTCATTAACCGTGCCAAAAACATGAATGGCTATAACAACAGCGGCATTGCGACGGATGCGGTGTGGGTGGATTTCTTTAACGCCGCATTGGTCGAAATGACCGACGATCTGAATTTGGAGGAAACCTTTACGATTAACTTTGCACCAGGCACACGCGAATATGCCCTTCCAAGTGATTTTTACGCATTGAGTGTCATCTATGACCAAAACGGCTCACCGGTAACCATGCGCCGAAACTACAACCAACGCTATCCGGTAGGATATTGGATATTAAGCAAGGGCGATAGATACGTGATCGACCTTTACGAATACAGTCAACCGCTGACATTCACGCTTTTATATCGCCGCTATCCAAAACCACTCACCTATTCCGAGATAGCGACACAAAAGCCGGAGGTACCGACAGCGGGGGAAATTGCTCTATGCTACAAAGCTATTTACTTTGCCTGTCTCAACAACAACCAAATCGGGCAAGCGGAATTTTTTGATTCCCTTTTCCAAAAGGAGCGCGTGAACATTAAAACTGCCGCTAGTCGTGCAAGGGGTGTATAACGATGGGGAGATTCGATAAAAACGGCAGCCCAACCGTCGTGTTGGAAATACCATCGTTTTTAGGCTTAAACACCGCCCAATCCTTTTCCGAGATTGATGAAAAAGAATCACGGGATATGCTGAACGCCTTGCCTAAATCTATCGGAGGATTAGCGAAGCGGCCGGGAACTATCCCGCTCACAACCACGCCGATAGGACCGATTAAAACGCTCTGTAACCTGCGGAAAAACGGAGTGAATACTATCCTAGCGACTAGCGGCAATACGCTCTATAAATACGAAAATGGGGCATTTACGGCAGTCACGATGCAAGTTCCGCTGAATAGTGCGGATATTGATTACGCGCAATTTAAAGACGCAAACGGGCAAGAAGTGTTAGTCATTGCCGATGGCGGCAAATTAAAGGCATTTGACGGCACGAAAGTCTATGAGATTACGCCAGCGCCTAATGAATCAGGATACCCTGCGAATGATCTAGCAAACATCAACAACAAAGGTCTAAAAGGCTGCCTTGTTCATAACACACGTGTGGTTATATGGGATGGTTCGGATACCATTTGGCACAGCAAAGTCGGCTATTATGATTATTTCGGGCAAACGGATTATCAGCGCTTCGTACGTGAAAACGACTATGTGCAAACATGTGTCACCTTTGCAGGGGCGCTTCTTGTGTTTATGCGTCGCCATATCGGGGTATTGTTCGGTCACGATATTGCAGATTGGTCCCAAGGCTTTTTAGATACGCAAAACGGCTGTATCAATCCAAAAACCGTCCAAACCGTCACACATCCCGATGGCCGTCAGGAAGTATTTTACCTTTCGGATAACGGTGTTCATGCGGTCTATACGATTGACACGATTGAAATGGATACATCCCACCGTTATTCGACGAGAAGTGTGACCGAGGGATTAATTGATTGGAAGGCACTAGGCGTAACGAAAGACGAATGGAAACGAGCCACCGCTTATTTTTATGACGGGAGATATTGGCTCGTTTATCCGAAAGGAAGCGAATGGAGAGGATTGGTGTACGACACCCGCTTGCAAGCGTGGTTCCCGATTAACAACGTGAAAGCGAACGCCTTCTATCATGATGAGGATTACTTTTACTTTGCGGGGGATGACGGTCATCTGAAAGTATTTGATGACACGCTTTACAGCGATTGGAACGACAAAAACAAAACAAGCGGCACGCCGATTAATTTCTATTGGTATTCGAAACTGCTGACACCAAAACTCACAGGATATGACCATTTTTGGGATGTTTTGATGATCGAAGCGAAGCAATTCCCACAAAAATCCGCGTTAGACGTAGAAGTGAACACCTATTTAGGGCGATTCGCACAAGAAAAAGCAGTCAAAACCGCTTCCCTTGTATGGGGTGTGACCGAGTGGGGAGAAGCGCAATGGCAAAATCCATTCTTGACGGAAGCGGTGAACAACGCGAAACGGCTGCCAACGTTTTTAAAGGGGCAATACGCGCAAATTAAATTGAGCAATAACCGCGATGAACCGGTGGAGATATACAGCTTGAAATACGAAGTCAGACTGATGGAATAGGGGTGAGAGAATGGCAAAGACAGACCGAGGAATATTAGTCAGCAACGACCAAGAATTTGGAATGATCGCGGACCCGAATAAATTAGAAACGATGATTACACACGCTTACGATACGATTGACACGAACGATGATGAGTTGATTGCTCATAAATCAAGCGGCGATCATGACGGGAGATATTACACGAAAGCGCAGTTAGACGCTGGACAGTTAGACAATCGCTATTATACGGAAACGGAGATTGACACAAAGGTCAACAATTTGCAGTCGCAAATTACAACAAACGCCAATGATATTAATGCTCATAAAACGAGCGGCGACCACGATACGAGATATTACACAAAAACACAATTAGATGGCGGGCAATTGGATAACCGTTATTATACCGAAACAGAATTAAACGGCAGTGGTGGAGCTAGTAAAATCGGAATATCTCCTATTAGTGGTTTAACAGCAAGTAATGTTCAACAAGCATTAGAAAGTGTAAACAACAAAATCAACCAAACGGCATTAGGTCAGATTCCAGATGGGTCTATTACACCGCAAAAACTTGCTTTTGACCCTGCTACACAGGCAGAGCTTGAGGCACATTCGGCTGAAACTGCGACAAGTACGGAATTAGGACATGTAAAAGTCGATGATTTAACCATACAAGCTACAAATGGTGTTATATCAACGAAAAACAGAGCAAAATATGACTTTGTGCCTTTTACTCTTCTTAATGGAATAAACGCAAGCAAAAATATAAATTTAGATGATTATGTTAGAGAAGATGAATCAATTTTAGGGGCAATCTACGGAAATGACACTGGAACTGTATATGGGAATCTCGTATTTGTTTATATGAGAGTAGGCGGAAAAAAATACTTTAGAGAAATTTACTGGTCTGGTTCTCAAGCGTCTTATTCCTATTCGAACGGCGTGATAACAATAACGAATGGTCCATCCTATGAAGGTTGGTTGATTACTAGACTTTCAATTGTCCATTTATCCAAGTGAGGTGAATAAGTAATCATGAAATTACAATATAGAGAAAATATTTATGAAGCTAAATACATCGAAAAGGATAAGCACGGCTACAAAGGTTTTGATGAGAATGGTGATATAGTTTTTATAGTTAGAACAGATGAAGAATGTATAGTTACTGACGAGAATAATGTTACGATTGAATTGGTCGATGAAGATTCAAAGAAGCAATTAAAACTGGAGCAAGAGTTAGCAACAACAAACGCAATATTACTTGAGTTAATGGAAACTTTATTAGTTTAAGGAGGAGATATAAATGGCAGTTAATAATCTTTTAGTGAAAGCATACGCAATCAATATCTACCGTTACGGCAATCGTACTTTTTCAACTATTCCAGCAGAATATCATGAGCCAGTGAAACAATATGCGGCGACGAATTTTACTTTAGATGAAATCGATAATGCTTTAGCAAAGGGATATATCACTCAACAAGAGTATGATGAAACATTAGCTTACACTGCTGCACAGTAGGACGATACTGCGACATAAACAAACGCCAAAACGAAGGCGTATTTTTTATGTTTTTAGGCGGGCTTTTGCTCGCCTTTTTTCTGTAAAGGAGTGATACGATGCCTTTAACTGAGAAAGAACAGCGATTTTTGCGGCAAACCAGCGAAATAACGAAATCCGGCGGCAAACTGACCCCAGCACAACAGCAAACATTGAAATCCATCCAAGACAAACAAGCGAAAGAAGAAAGGTTTATTCGCCAATATAACGAGATTAAACAATCGGGTGGAACGACAAGTGCAGCACAGGATAGCACGTATAAATTGCTGACGGGAAGTGCCTATAAGCCGCCAGCACCGCAACCGACCGTAAATCCGTATTTGCAATCAGAAATTGACAAAGCCAATCGCTTTATGCGGCAATATTCCCAACTCCCTAACCCAACGAGCGCCCAACAATCGACGTATCAGCGTTTAATGAACACGTATGGGGCAAATGCATGGAAAGACGGACGACTCACTATTACAGACCTAGACCCGAAAGCCGAGCGGGCGTATCGGGCGGCGAACCCATACGCCGATTACACCAAAGAGAAGGAAATGCGCTTCTTGCGGCAGATTGATGACATGTTACTGAATAACCAAGGGGTATCCGATGCGCAACTGCAACAATACAACACCCTTGCGAATAAATGGAACTTTGACCCGACAAAAAGCCGGATTACCAAGGAAGTAGAGAAAGAAATTCAAGCGGAAATTGAAGCGAAAAAGAAAGCGATACAAGACCAATTAGCACTAGAGCAACAAGCCAATGAATTAGCAATCCAGCAAAACAACGCTTATTTAGCCGAACAATTGAAAAAGTTACAAGAGCAAAAAGCCGTCAACGACCAACAAGCGCAAATGCTTGCAAACCGTCGTGGCGGCTTTTATAGTGGCGGTTTAGATTATCAACTAGGGCAAAACATAACTTCTTACAACCAAGCGACCGAAGCGTTACAACGTGACATCGCCGCAAGAAATGCGGATATTTACAACCGCAACGCTTTATTAGCTCAACAAGCAGCGGAACAAATTAAGATGCTCGAACAACAAGCGCCGACATTGATACAACAACGGATTCGCGAGGAATTAGACCGTCAACGTGGTATCCAAATGCAAGAAGCGCAACTCACCGGCATGTATAACGGCCAGCCAACTTTAGCATATCAACAATTCCAAGCAAGCCGTGATGATGAAATGAGAAGACGGGCAGAATGGGAGTCCGAGCAAAAATGGAATCGCTTGATTCAATCCGCTGGATTAACAGGCGTATTCCAAGGCAAACCGACGTTACAAGCACTAGAATTTGAGCTTCAAAAACGGGTACAGCTAGGTCAGTTGTCCCTCGCACAAGCAGCGCAAATACTCGATCAAGCCAAATTCGAATGGGAAAAAGAATTCAATCAAAAACAATTCGATGCAGATCAATATTGGAAGCAGCAAGACTACAATCTTGAACAACAACGACTTGACCTTGCTAAACAAGAAATCGAATTGAAGAAGATGCCGGAGCCAACCGACTTGAAGAAATACACAGATCAACTCAATAAAATCTATCTCCGAAAGACGGATAACGGCAGTTACAAAGTCACCAACCCACAAGCCTTATTCGATGCCATTGTAGGCCTAGGTTTGAGTGATTCGGATACAGATAAACTCGTCAACATGTACGGTTTACAAAAATACAAAGAGCAGTTGATGAAAAATTTTCAGGGGAAGTAGGGAAGGGGGGATACGATAACTTCTGGAAAACACGAAACGAAGCGGCAAAAGCACCGGGATTTAAGCAGTTTAATCAATTATTAATGCCAGCGATTAAAGCGGCAGGCGTGCCGGCAAGTTGGGCACCGTACATTATGGAGCTTGTCGGGCGTGAATCGACATGGAATCCGAACGCCGACAATCCAAAATCCAGCGCCTATGGATATGGCCAGTTCTTGAAATCAACTCGTGAGCAATACGAAAAGAAATACGGCATTAAGTACGACACACCGTTCAATCAGTTAGTCTTAACGATTCATTATGTAAAAGACCGTTACGGCGACCCGATTGAAGCGTTGAAGCATTGGGATGATAAGGGTTGGTATTAAGGGGTGAAACCATGAGCTTTTATGATGAATACAGAAAGAAAAAAGGATTAACCAATCCGAGTAAAGAAGCGTCTTCTTCTTTTTACGATCAAGTACGGAAAGCGCGCGCCAATATGACCACCGAAGAATTTTATTCGCTTCTCACACCGGTCAAAACCGAAACCAAAAGCACTTCCAAAAAAGGGAGTGCTTCTTCTTCATCCAAGAAAAAGAAAAAGTCAGAGCCTAGTCTCCTTGATAACATTGGGCAAACGTTTAAAAATGCCTTCCAAGCGTTGAATCCGTTTGACGATGTATCCTTTGAAGAAGCGGTTAAAAATCAATTGAACATGAAAGTCAGCAAAGGAGCGGAAGAAATCAACCGTTTTGGCCAACGTGCGTTTGATTCCGCATTGCTAGGCGCGCCGGGTGAGATTCAAAAGAAAGTCACCGGAAAAGACGCATGGTATCGGAGTGATCGGGAAGGGCTTGCAAACAATATTCTCGACTTTACTTCTACCGGTTTGGGATATTTGCTGCCGGGTATTGGCGCAACCAAAGGATTGAAAGCCATCGGTTTAGGCGCAAAAGAAGCGCAGGGGCTTTCGAAAATTGGTCAATTAGCGAAAGAAGGAGCGCTCACAGGATTAGGATTATCCGCGGCGGAAGTGGGTGTGCGTGAAGCGATCAATCCGCAAGATTATTCTGCTTCTGATAATCTGAAATACATTGGATTAGGTACGGCAGCAGGCGCAATTGCGGACCCGATTGCTTACGGAATCGGAAAAGGAATCCAACACTATCTATTACCGATGAAAGAAGCTCCATACTTAAACGGTCGAACGGTCACACCAAGCATAGAAACATTAAACAAACTCATGCCGAAAGCCACGCTTGCTGATTTAAATTCACCAACCTATCAATGGATTAAAAACACGGTATACAATAGCCGCTTTGCTCCAATTACGGAATATCGGATGCCGGACGGTCGTATTGTTAGCCGACAAGAAGCAAATAACATTCTTAAGCAAACAGAAAATCGCTTAAATGATCTAAAAGCCAAATTGGACGAATCCCTAGCAGAATTTAACCAAGCAGTAGAGCAGCAATACGAATACTTAAAATCTTCATTAACCAACCGAAAAGGAGTTCAACAGGGTGGAATCATTCGTGATGAACTAGGGGATGTTGTAGGTCGTTATGGGCGTATTTCTGAAAATCCGGGATGGTATCAAGAATTTTATCGTGTTCATAAACGCCCACCAACAGACAAAGATTTACGTGAGTTAGCAGAACAACATGTACGCGAAGGATTTGTGGATGAGTTTGGGGAAGTTCCACCATGGAAACCGAAAGCGGTGCAAGAAATCGACGATCAAATTGATGCTTTAAAAATGGAATTAACGGATGAAACCGCTCCGGCTCTTCAACCGATTATTAATGCGCTGGAAGAAGAAAAAGCGGCGATTTTACGGGCATTAGACGATACCAAAGCACAATATGAAGCAACCAAGAAAGAATACGAAGCAATTCAACAAGCGGTGAAAAATCCAATTGTCAAGAAGAAAGAAAACAGTGAATATTTCAAGCCGATTGATGAGTTACCATATGGCATAAAAACTATGAAAAGCGAAACAATTCCATTACGAAAACCAAAAGGCGACAAACAGTTTAAAGACATGTCCAATGACTCTGTTTTCAGTCGAGCCATTAACTATATCAAGCGGAAAACAGGTAATAAAAACGCCTATTATCAACCGATCACACGCCGACAATTGCTTGAAAACATTCAGAAGCGATTCAATATACCTATCCGTTCCGGCCGTTTAGGGCAAGTGTCTGATGATGTGCAAGGGTATTACAAAGTAGACCCGGAAGTGGTAAGAACACGCCGATATGGCGACATTCAAGTTATTGCACACGAAATCGGGCACCATTTAGATAAAAAATTCAAGCTCACCGACCCACAATTTGACCATGAGTTATTAAAACTAGGCCAAGCGACTTCCGCTGCCAATTACACAGAGCAAGAAGTCCGTGAAGAAGGATTAGCCGAATTTATCCGCCTGTTCCTTACCGACCCGGAAAAAGCCGTACAAGAAGCGCCGATGTTCAGTCAGCATTTTGAGAATGTGCTTCCGAAAAACGTGAAGTCGGCCTTGTTAAAAACTCAACAGGACGTAGACCTTTGGATTGAACAAGGCGAAGCGTTCCGTTTCAGAGGAAAAATCGACCGCGTGGGCAAAAAAGAGCCGATCGGCGAAAAAATTGACCGTTTATACAGCCAACTTATTGACAAGTTTGACGTAGCCAGACGAATCGAAAAAGAAATAACCGGACAAATCAACAGCGCGGAAAAATCCTTGTATAAGCGGATGCGTTTAGCGGCTGGCGCTCCAAAGATTGCAGAACGAATTTTGATGGATTTAAAGCGAATTTTACAGCCTATTGATGAATATGGTTTAACAACCAAAGATGTAGGCGATTATGTTGCTGCTGTTCATGCCCGTGATTTAGAAGCGCAAGGAATTGAATCGGGATTTACGAAAGCGGAAATTGATGCGGTCATTCAAAAGTATGATTCACCGGAAATGCGGCAAATCCAAAGACAGATCGTGATGTACTCCAACAACTTGCTTGATATGCTTGTGCAATCCGGCCGCATCAGCCAAGAAGCGGTTGACGCTATGCGGAAGAAGTATCCTAACTATGTTCCTTTCTTCCGTTACTTTGAAGACGATGTGAAAGAAGGACTAGGAGCCAAAGGTTTTGCGAACATCACGAACCCGATTAAACGCATGAAAGGCTCGACGCGTGATGTGATCGACCCGCTGGAAAACTTAATCAAGAACACCTTTGCCATCGTTAATGCGGCTGAAAAGAACAAGGTGGGCTTGGAATTATTACGGCTTGCCGAATACGAAGGCGCAGGGAAATATGTTGAAATCGTGAGCGGCAATAAGTCGGCCAAAGAACATGTCGTGACGGTATACAAAGATGGTGAACCAATCCAACTTCAGCTTGATAAGGAGTTATACCGCACGGTACAATTGTTAGATGAAGAATCTACCAATATTGTACTAAAAATGCTATCTATCCCTGCTCGGGCGTTACGTGCAGGGGCGACCTTAACTCCGGAGTTTATGATTCGTAACCCGATTCGTGACCAATTCCAAGCATTTATCGTATCCGAGAATGGGTATAATCCGCTTTTTGATTTCATCCCGGGTTTATGGGAAGCAATTAAGGGTAAATTCGGCCGTTCTGATTTATACGAGTTATGGGCGCGTGCCGGCGGCGGATATGGGAACTTAATGAGCGTAGACCGCAACTATTTGCGCGAACAGTTGCGTCAACTCAAACGAGAAGGACACCCACTCAATAAAGGATTCAAAACGATTGTGAATCCAAAAGAATGGCTCCGGCTGTTACAAGCACTTTCTGAACTATCAGAAGAAGCAACGAAATTAGGGGAGTTTAAAAAGGCGCTGAAAAAGGGGAAAACCATTGAAGAAGCGGCGTTTCAATCCCGTGACTTAATGGACTTTGCCCGTAGCGGTTCGGCCATTAAAGAGTGGAACAAGGTTATCACATTCTTAAATGCCAACATCCAAGGGAAAGACAAATTATTCCGCACGCTTTTTCGTAGTCCAGCAAAAACAGCCATGCGGGCATGGACTAAAGCGATAGTCGGGGTAACTCTACCTACTATCGGGGCCTATATGGCCATGCAATACCTTGCGAATGATAAGCAAAAAGAAACGTGGCGCAATACGCCGCAATGGTTGAAGGATACCTTTTTTATTTTGCCAATTCCGGGCACGGATGAATTAGCACGTATCCCGAAACCGTTTGACCTTGCGATTATCTTTTCCAATCCATTTGAACAATTACTTGACTTTGCATATAAGAATGACCCAAGAGGGTTTGACGAGTTCGCGAAAGATTCCGCGGTCGGTCTGTTAAAAATCCCTTACATGCTCACGGGGATTGCGCCGCTTATTGAGAACTGGGCAAACAAAAGTTTCTTTACGGAAATGCCGATTGTGCCGCAGCGTGACCAAGATTTATTACCGGAAGACCAATACGGCGTATCGACTAGCTTAACAGCACGAACACTAGGGAAGGTCTTGAATTATTCGCCGTATAAGATCGACAACCTCATTCGAGGATACGGAGCGGGATTAGGCCGTTATGCAACCGCAGGATTGGATAAAGTGTTAGAGAAAGCGGGAGCAGGGAAGATGCCACCGCCAGAAGCCAAGAAATGGTCCGAATGGCCGATTATCAATGCTTTTACGGTAGATTCTACGGGCGGCGGTCGGGTGATGAATGAGTTTTATGAAACCCTTGACCGTATGAACAAAGAAGCAAAGTCAGCAGAGAAAAACGGTCGTAAGTACGCAAAAGAAGAACAACTCAAAAAACTACGCCGTACCAGTCGAGAAATTAGCGAGATTCGCAGCAAATATCGCGAAGTACAAGGAAGTTACGAACTAACTCCGGAGGAGAAACGTAAGAAGTTAGATGAATACGATAAAAAAATGAGGGAGTTGGCTCGAAAAGCATTAGAATCAACAAAACAGAAGTGAGTGATGATTTTGCCGATTATTGATGATGTGCCGATTATCAAATGGTTATTAACAGTATTCGGGTACATTTTTATTGTTATTTTTTTATCGGGAAGTTTTTACTTAACGATAAAGACAGCTATTAAATTGTATCGGAAACAAAAAATCGCTTTAAGTGCAGGGTTGATTTTTTGGTATATTACCTTCCCGGTTGGAATGTTTATGACTATTCATTATCGAGATGAACTAACAGAACCATTTAAAATCCTAGTGTCTATTATAATAGGTATTTTGCTTCCGACGTGGATTTTGACGGGATATTTAGTTTGGTCATTGAATCGGAACAAAGATAATAACGTACCAAGAGAGGGCTGATAATTCAGTCCTCTTTTTCATTAAGGAAAAAGGTAAGGATAGAAAGGTTGTGAAATCGTGGAACACCGTATCGAAAAACTAGAAAGTGATGTGATTGAGTTGAAAACGAGAATTGCGGTGCATGACAGCAAGATTGACAAAATTGAAAACAAAATCGAGAAAATTGAGTCCAACACATCCTGGACCGTTCGATTGATTTTAGGCGCAGTAATATTAGCTGCGCTTAATTTATTGTTGAAAGGTGGAGTGTAAAGATGGAACGTTTTAAAAATTATGGCTTGTGGGTGTCAGTGGCTTCCCTTCTTTTTATGATTCTTCAAGATATAGGGGTTCATATCACACCAGAGAAATATCACGCCTACGTCGATGTTATTTTGACAATCTTGATTACATTAGGTATCATCTCCAATCCAAAGGAAGGAAAGTGGTATCATGACGATCGGTCTTAAAGAACTATTGGAGAGGGCAGATAAAAAGTTAGTTGGTGTTCACCCGATTGTCGCAACGAAAGCGCGTCAATTGATTTCCCAGGCGTATAAAGAAGGAATCAACATCATCATTACGCAAGGTTTTCGCTCGATTGAGGAACAAAACGAACTATACGCCCAAGGTCGAACGAAGCCGGGCAAAATTGTGACGAAGGCAAAAGGCGGCTATTCGTATCACAATTTCGGACTCGCTTTTGATTTTGCCGTGCTGAATCCCGATGGTAGCGTAAATTGGAATGTAGACGCAAAGTGGAAGCGCGTTGGTCAGCTTGGGAAATCACTTGGATTAGAATGGGGTGGCGATTGGGAAGACTTCAAAGACTATCCTCATTTCCAATATACATTCGGTCTTTCTCTTGCTGACCTGCGTGCAGGGAAAAGGCCGCCTACAAAGGAGGAATCGGAAGTGAGTGAATACCAATTAACCGAAAAAGACAAGGAAGTCATCGAAACATTGCGGTGTCTTGGCATTACAGACGGCAAAAATCCTACACGGCCGGTCAATCAATTGTATCTATGGCATGTGGTATATGGACTAGTCAAAGCGATCAAAGAAGGAAAGGTATGATAAGCCCCTAGGATTTAGGGGCTTTTTTTCTGTATAAATCATCTGCCGTACATCCGAATAGTTCCGCCATCATAAACAAACGCGGTACAGACGGAAAGCTGTCCCCATTGATATATTTGTTTAACTGCCGTATCCCTACCCCCAATCTTTTGGCTACATAATTTTTCCGATACCCGCTTTTTTCTAACCATTCCCCGATTCGGCTTTCTAACTCAAATTCCTCTATTTGATGTTTCATCTATATCACCTATATCATTCATTCCATTTGTATCGTTATATTCCTGCTAGGAATTTTTAGTTCCCAAATAGGGAAATTAAAAGTCATATCTCCCAAACTGTTCGTCATATGTTGTATCAAGAACGAAGGGAGGAATGATGGTTGGAACGAAGAAAAAGCGCTGTTTTCGAGTATTTGCGCCACACTCCGTATCTTCATAGTTCGGATTATCTTCGCGAATTGTACGAATCCGCAAACACCAAGGCAGAAAAGAACATCCTTTTTAACTACATCAAGCGGTTTGAAGTAGACGACGAAGAATACAGCGGCTATTATTCACTTTACGAACAAATCGGTAGGGAACTCGGTCGCATTGAGGATAACGATGAATGTATTCAAATTTCCATTCCAAAATCGCTGCTATTTGAGTATTTCGAGTGGCAATCGGAAAGGAAGGAGGATGACTGATGAAATGTCCGAAATGTGGTTCGGTGAAGGTTCAAGGTCAAATGATTGTTCACGGAGTGGCGTGGGTGGATATGGATACGTTAGAAGTTGATGAAGTTATTTGTATCGAAGCAGATGCGGGCGATTTAGAAATGGTAGACGAATTCATTTGCGCAGAGTGCGATTATTATTGGTGCGAGGAGGAACGGAAATGATCGAAGTGATCGGCGGTGGACTTGTGTTGATCGGAATTGCCTACGCGGAGAACAAAGGGTGGGTAGACAAAGATAGCGTGTCCTTTGTTTTGAATGTGGGTATGCAGGCGGGAATATGCGCGGGCTTGCTCTATTTCATCCATCAGCTGTCCATTTGGTTCTTATGATGTCTGCCCTCGCACATTCCCATACAGAACACGGGTGAGCAGATCCATGTTCCTGTATTCCATTGTATACCCAAGCTGTCGGGAATATACCCGATGCTTGGGATAGTTTTTCTCTCCAGGGGTGATGTTTATGCTTGAATTTTTCCTCCTCCCCTTGGCTGTCGGCGCAACGGCTGCCATGTTCGGCCGGCGGAGACAAGGAGATTGTGAACGCGATATAGAAACCGCCTTTAAACACTTAAAAGTGGGTATAACCGTCCGCGGTGAGCACGTCTATCCGAAGCTCGTCGCAAAAGAGAAAAAAGACTTGTACACCCGATATGTGTACCGTGTTCCACTGGGATTGACTAAAAAGACACTTGAACCAGTTAAGGAAGTGCTGGAAGCAACGCTCGACCGATATGTGGAAGTGACGTTCAAAAAGTGGCTGTACATTGACGTGTTTCACCGTGAGATTCCGGAAAAAGTGCTGTATAAAGATGTGCCGGATCAAAAAGGCTGGGTGATCCCGTTAGGCTTGAATGAAAAAGGTTGGCACTTCCATGACTTCGATAGGACTCCACACTGCACGATAGCGGGAACAACGAGGTTTGGCAAGACAGTTATGCTAAAAAACATCATGACGTATCTCATTGAACATCATCCTGACGACGTTGAGTTTGTCGTGCTCGACATGAAAGGTGGGCTAGAGTTCGGGAGATATAAAAATCTGAAGCAGGTCGTAGACGTCGCTAGCAACCCCGTAGAGGCGTTTCAATCGCTAGGTAAGGTAAAAGTATTCACGGAGCAACAAGAAGCCTTATTCAAGCAAAATGGATGGTCTAACGTGGTGAATACACCAATTCAGAAACGTCTGTTTGTCATCGTAGATGAAGGGGCGCAATTGGCACCGGATCGCTTCATGACGAAAGAACAGAAGGATATGCTCGGTGCGTGCCAGCACATTCTTGGAGAGATTGCGAGAATCGGCGGCGCGCTGGGCATCCGTCTCATCTTTTGCACGCAGTATCCAACCAGCGACACACTTCCACGACAAGTGAAGCAGAACGCAGACTTGAAAATCACATTCCGCCTGCCGACTGGCTATGCCTCGCAAGTGGCTATCGACGACTATGGAGCCGAGGAATTACCGTCCGACATAAAAGGGCGGGCGATCGTCAAGACGCATGAGAAAACGATCGTGCAGACGCCCCTTATTGACGATGACGAGATGATGAAACGATTGGAGGTGCACCGCATTGAAAAAGTCGAGCGTCGAGAAGCTGACAGAAAGACAGTTGAAGATACTATACACTTTGAATAGCCTGCAAGCCCTCTCGCGATCGCAAATACAGCACATGTTTGAGCTGGGAAGCAAACGCAACGCCAATCGCATCCTGCACGGCATCCGGGAATACACACACACAAAACGCATTGGCGAGGACGTCTATTATCTCAACAAAAAAGGCGCAGAGCTGGTGGGCGGAGAAGCGACCATTCGACGAAATAGCCCGATTGAACATATTGTCATGCGGAATGACATCTATATTTTTTATCATTATCCGTCCGACTGGAAAGCTGAAGCAAAAACAAGGTGGAAAGAAGGCGGAAAGGAATACAACATTGTGTCCGATGCGCGGTTTACGTACCGGGGAAAAATGTGCTTCCTGGAAGTAGATATTACACAAAAGATGGTTGAGAACAAGCGGAAAATCGAGCGCTATGCATACTTGTTCCGTTTTATCCAGCGACAGCAACTAGGAGAACCTGTTTTGTTGTTCTACACTGTATCAGCCGTAAAGAAGCGACAAATTGAGGCGGTCGCCAAGGAGTACGGCGTGCCTTGTGAGTGCTTATTGAAAGTATAGAGGGGGCAAGAAGATGAATCGAGACATCCTGGTGAAACTGCTTTTGCTGCAAGCGATCGTGGCAGATCACCGACTGCAATACGCGGCGATGGAGATGAATGACGAACGGGAACAAGCATTTGTTAGCGGTGTGCTGGCAGCGTGTGAATTCTTTGAGGACGCGCTTGAGGAGATGTGGGAAGAAAAGAAGGCGGAGTGATCCGCCTTTTTATGTATTCATTTCCTGTGGTATGCGGGGCAGGAAA